CTTCTCTATAGGTTTTTTCCTCTTCGTGCCCCTTGCGATTTCCCAAAGCGAGATGGGAAACTTCTACAATACATTTTACGTTATAGTCGTTCATATATCGGATAGTTTGCATAAGGCGTTTGGTTGCTTTATATGAGGATATACAAGTTCATATGTCGTACCGTATATAGGAGATATTCCTGGTATTTTACTATCTTCTCCGAGTACATTCCGCATATCCTGTGGCACAATCAGTTCGTTATAAGCCCTAGCGGTATCTACAGGGACAACTAAACCCGTACCGGCAGCTATAGCTGGCGTGCTATATATCCTCCCTGGTCCAGATCCGTCATTCAAGAGTTCCAGTATCTCTGGTAATTCACGGACACCGTTAGCTGCCCTACTAGCCCTCAATTCATACATCTGCACAGCATTGAGCACCAAATTGAAAGGAGGATATACATAATCGGCTTCTAGAAGAGCCATTGCTCCTGCAACTGCTTCTGTCGCGTTCCCATAAGTGCCGAAATCTTTTGTTGTAGAAAAGTCATTATTAGCGGATTGATATAACCCCTTAATTGTATAGTTAGTACCGTCTGGTTTCCAACCATCAATCACCAACATATCTTCGTCAACACCGACCATCTGAGCAGCAGAAGTCATTGCTGCAGTGTCTAAAGCAACACCCCTATTTTTCATTGCGTCCCAAGAATCCCGCGGTACTTCATACCCTTTGAAAAGCACAGGAATCTTGACTACTGATGCATCCACGCGAACCATATCTCTAGTAATCTCGGATGTAGGGAGTTCATATGTTATATGCCCCCCACCCATCTCAATAAGTTTCATTATCTCCGCACTGTGTATCCCCGCACCTTTTATATGCGGATTTACGCTCACTAGTTTCCTACCTATGAGTTGCTGTCTCAGAGGTTCCACCAACTCCTTATCAAAATACCTTGCTGCTGTTTGCAGCGCTGTGTCTGTCATTTTTTTACCTCCTTTATAGCCTGCTCTTTACAATAATATTTTTGGCTTCATCACTCGCATTTACAGATTCCATTGCAACAGCCAAAACCATATGCGTACCTATTGTAGCAGCGGTTAGTTCGCCATTCTCTGCAGCGGTTAGTTTTGCACCCATCGTGACATTTTGCCCCTCCGCCAACCTTCCTCGAAGGATTATATCTCCTCCTACAATCACACCAGCCTTATCTTTTGCTTTATATATCGTGTCTTTATTAGCAGGGCGGAATTCGATTGCAGTATGCTCATAGGACAGCCACCCGTACGCATTGTCATCTGTGTCGTTGACCTCAACTTGATAATCCCCAGAATCTCTTTTAACCAATCTTCCTGGATACATATTAGTTGCAGTTTCTACTTCCTTCTCTACAACAATAGGCGTCCCCACATGCACTATTTTATCTGTAGTTTCTACAAAGCCAGTATCTACCATATTACTCCTTCACCTTCCTGTATGTTGAAATATACTCTCCTTTATACGGGTCGTAATAACCAACCTCCTCCAACTTCTGGGCGCCACTATACTCATTTCCTTCTACTCCTATCACAACAGGCCTTTCCATTCCTGCTACATCTACTAAAAGAGTGGTCGGAGAAGTCTCAAAGCGCTCACGAAGTTGTTTCTTCTTATCTTCGGTATCCACCCAGCCTGGAGGGATTTTTGTAATAAAATCTTCAAACTCTCCGTCTCGCTCTCTTCTCTCTCGTTCCGCCTCCTTCTCCTCGAGTTCTTTAATTTTGTCGAGTAGCTCTTTCTCTCTTTGCGCGTATTTAGACTTCAGGTCTTCCAACTCGGTTCTGATTTTTTCGAGTTCATTATTTGAACCCCCCGATTGTGTAGCCTGTGTTACACCCTCTTTCCCTTCCTCTTTTCCGTCTATACCTCTATTTTCGGACATTTTCTCTTGTTTTTTTACCTCGTTTTTTCCTTCATTCTCTTTATTATTCGATAAGGTTTTGAAAAAAGAATATACTTTATCAAAACCTTTTTTAATACCTTCGATAATAGAAGATATTTCCGCGTTTTCTACAGTATTTTCGGAATTATTCATATCATAAAAAGATTCAAAGCACCCTAAAGCAGGTGTGCAAGAAGGTCTGTGAGGAGGATATAGTATAGAAATACCAGTACCTTTACCGTCAATTATATTGCCGTCTGCGTCATATACCAAGCTATCCCCATCGAATACTACACTCCACCCACTCGCGTCTGTGTTTTTAAATAATTTACGGGTCTCGTCATCAAAAAGCATATATAAGAAAGGAGAGATATATTTCGCATCCTTTATTTTATGATTTATCTTCTCTTTATGATTTATTAAAACCTTTCCCCCCTTCCAGGTCCCCTCTGATTTTTGTAATGCTGATTCGGTTAATCTTATTCTCCTCCCTTCTGGTTTCCCTGACACTTGGTCTTTTCTTGCGACACGAATCCAATTTTTATTAGAAGTAATATCCTCTTCATTAGAAAAAGTATTAGATCCCTTTTCTTCTACTTTTTCAATCCTAACCCATCTGTTTTGATTTAGTTGCTTTTTATACTCCCTTTTCCATTGTGTAAAAGCAACAGCCATTGGATTATCTAAATTCTCTGCATTCTTGAGCGCGTCGTATATTTCTGCAAGGCGATTAATTTGTTCGAGGGTCAAAGGAATACCGTCAACGATAGTAGGGAACCCTGCCTTCTTTGCTTTTTCAATGTTATCATAAGGCATATTTCATAATTTTTATACTCTCCTTATATAAATACGCGTTTTATGAGGAATCTATATATTTTTTTACCGTCAACCTATTCCTACTCCCCCCGTTATCCTCTCTATATAATTCTCCTAATCTCCTTGCTATATAACTTATCAAATACTCGTTTTTATGTTTATCTATATATTCCTTTTCTCTTTCGGAGAGAGGGCGATGTCTTCGCGGGATATTATACCTCCGCAGCGCTAATCGCACAGGGTCCGCGGAACAACCTAACAATAAACCGATTTCACGAACACTTTTCCTCTCAACGCAATATTTTTGTATTAGCCACTCCTTATCATAAAGGGGGTACATTCTTTCATTCATTTGAAGACTATTGGAGCATATGAACAAGTGCAACTGGGATGAAGAGGTACCTCTGGTATATCACCTATATTGTATGTCTTTCCGCAATATTCTTGACAAATAGGACAAGGATAAGGCCCGCAGAGCCATTTCACGCGTTTTATATTATTCTTTTTATATCGGTTTTTTGCACTCAAGGATTGTATTCTTGCTACCTCTGTCCTCGCAATTCTTTCGGCTCGCCACTTACCATCAATAGTTAGAATATCATTTAATTCTCTTGTTAGTTCGGGCATTGATTTTCCTTCTTTCACACCTTTTTCTATTTTATCAAAAATCTCCTCCCTTTGTTTAGCTATACTGTCCTTGAGCCAATATACTTTCTTTCCTTGAATTATTGACGCACCCTCACCTTTTAGCAAACGCCCATATTCTTTTGCATATTCCAACGCTTCTTTCTGCACGAGGTCGAAAGAGAAGGGGATGCCTAGTTGCTTATGTGCTTTCACCTCCCCTGCTATATATGCCCTTACAGCCGCTCGTGTAAGAATGTCTTCTAGAGTGGCTTGATATGTTTTAAGAGCAGTATTAATAGTATCTTTCAGTTTTTTATTCATTTTCCAACGCGGTTATAATTTCTTTTGATAAAGTCTCTATAGCGTCTTCTAGTTCCTTATGGGTATTACGCGAGACATCCTCCCCCGTACCCACCTCCCTTCGAGGTTCTATTACAGTTTCCATCATACCCTCTGTACCTGTCGATATCCCTGTCAATACTCCACCCTCCTTATTCATTAAGTGTCTCCGTTCGTGTATTCTCTTCAACTCTTCGAGACCTTCATCATCCAACGCTACAGCCCCAAGCCGTTCGCGGATTTCGTTCCCTTTAAGCCAACCATATTCCGCACCTATTTTCGCCTGCTCGAGTTGTAATTCACTCCTGTCAATAGAGGGGGTTGGAATATGTATAGTCGCGGTATATCCTTTATACCCGTTCCAGTCGAGATATTGTTGCGGTAGTCTCGAGAATATTCCCGCTAACCAAAGATGAATTCCGCTGATATATTTCAATATCATTTCTTCCCGCGGCTTGTCAGACCCCCCAATCAGCGTCCCCTCCCTATGCGAGAGGGATGAAGTAGGGGAAAGGTAGTCAATCAACACATTATGAAGGAAATTTATCACTTCAAGGTTATTCGATTCATTAGTTATTTTAGGATCGGGGAATTCCACCGCGTCACGAATTAGGAAGGAGACATCTTTACCCCATTTTTTTATTAAATTCTTCGCTTGTTTCACGTCCTCTTTTCCAGGGTTTTTCAATCGAACGAAAAGAATAGGCGCGCCAGTCCTTTGGACTACTTGCATTTCAGCGTGCCAAGTATATTTAAGCATTTCGAGAATAGGAACGAGGGGTAGTATTATCGACGTCCCTGCAAACCCTTCGCTCGCGGGGTCCTTCACTACAAAGGGCTTTTTGATTTTAACAGAGATATTATCGGATGTTGTCTGCCAATATTCGATTTCGTTTTTCTCGTTGACAATTATGCCTGGCAGAAACGAAGAATAGATTTTCGGTGAAGCCGAGTAAGGATATGTAGAGAAGGTTTCGGAGGGGAGGTGCCTCAATTTTGTAAGGATATATTCATTTCCTCGATATTCCCACACATCATTAAAAAGCCCAATCCCATTCCAAAAAATCTCACCATATGCTATTTCCATCTTTGCTTGCAGATCCACTGAATTGAGCATACGAAAAACCCTCTTTTCTAATTTTTCGTCAGACTCACCGTCTTCATTTTCTATTGAGAGGGTGTAGTGATCTGTAAAAATGAGATGGTTTTGTTTCCGTGCAAGCCCCGCAGCGTATACATTATGTTTATATTCCGATACTTTTTGTGCATTGATAGAGGAGATTGTAGAGAACGCCTCTCCATAAGACAACGCAAACTCAATGCCTTCCTCTTTTTTTTCCTTTGGTTTATTCTTTTCTTCGCTCATATTCCCGCTTGAGAGAGACGCTTTATACATTCTACTGCGTCTTTCCGATTGTGGTAATGAAAACGTATCTCTTGTATACCGTAATCCACCTCCCCGCTAGCTCTTACGTGCCGTACATTACCCATTAGTAATAGATCTCTCCCATCTACAACTGCTTTTTCCACTAGGAAAGAAATTTCTTCTAAAATATCTTCCCCTATCTCATTTCCTGGCATATATAATCATTATATCCAATAGTATATAAATACCTCATAGAGAAGGAATAGAAGAAGAAGAAAAATACCCTGGAAAAATATCCTCCCCCCGCCCATCACTCGAAAAAAGCTCTGCAGGACTGGAATCACGACCTTGATTAAGCTGGTTAAACGCCCCGCTCAAAGCATCTACAATATCATCGTGAGACCCGTTCGGAAATAATTCGAGTTCCGCAAGCATTTCAGAGACCCATACACTGTTGCATATCTTTACATTACCGCGTTCGCACGCAGCGGAAAAAGGCTGTGCTCGTGTAATTTTTGAACCCGTGCTGCGAATACCGTGAAATGAGAAACCCATCAGGACTTCGCGGGCATAATGGTCTATAGTAATCACACCGCTAGCGCCTGGCTCTTGTTCCATATATATCCTCGTTTCAATTCCGTCCATCTGTGCGGTTTGTTTAATTATTCGTTCTGTCTCTGCAGGTGTTTTCCTAAAACGCACAATATCCTTTATAAAGAAAATACCCCCCTGCTCTGAGAGAAGACAGCCCACAGTCCAATCTGGGTCGCCCCCGTCCCCCTTCGGGGTCGCAGCCATATCCCAAAACCTTACTTGCTGCGCTAATGGTGGTGCAGACCCTACAACCTCGAACCATTCGCGTTTAAATAAGTTCCCTGCAATTCCGATATCCCAATTACCATACCTTAATTGTTCTCGTGTCACAGGGTCCAGACGATTAAGAGAGCGATTGTAGGCTTCTTGATCCACGAAAGGATTATCGGTAAGAAAAGCAGGAAGAAAAAAACGATCCATTTTTTTCATTTGCTCGGGGGTTGGTGTAATAAATCTCTTTTTCACCCACTCGTGTCCGACCCCACCAGGATTAGACGCCGCGCGCATTCTAAGCGGGATATCTGTTTTTTTTTGACGGGTCATACGGGAAAACAAATAGGTGTATTGCGTTTCGGTGAATTGCGAAAGCTCGTCAAAACCGATATATCGCAATCCTGCTCCTTGATATCGATATTTATCCCTCTCTGAAACTTCATATCCGAATGTAAGCGTAGCTCCGCTGGGGAATACCCAAGTTTTTTTTTTCTCCTTCCACACTGCATCGGTCCCTCCAAGCCACTCGTGACTCATAGGAATAAGAGCGCCTGGAAGCGAAAGGTCTGTGTACGTCCGACGCACTAGCAGGGCAGCATAATCGGGGTGATGCACATATTGCAATGCAGCCATTAGTAAGCCTACTGTCTTACCACCACGAGCAGCCCCTCCAAACATCACCTCCTCTTCTTCACGCATTAAAAAAACCGCTTGCTTATGTGATGGCTGCAAAGGGATGTAAGGATTGTCAATTACTGTCGCTTGAAATACAGCGATTTTCTTCTTCAGCGACTTCGTCAATCGCTTTTTCATATTTTTTTATAGTCTCTTCTATAGATATTATTCTCATCTCCCCCTTATGCTCTATCTTCTGCTCGGTGTCTATTTTCTCACTATATCCTCTATGCTTTCCTTTCCTTGCTAAAACCCATTTACTTATGTCCTCATCACCTTCTTGAATCTTTATAAATAGATTACTCTCTGCTTTATCTAATATTTTCTCTCTCTCCTCTTCTATTGCGTGCCTTACTAATTCGTGCTGATCGCGATATCTTAAAACTGTACGATAATGCACGCCGAGCTTGGCTGCAATGGCGCTAATAAGCCCCCCTGTGCCTGGCACCGCTTTGAGAATTTTTCTTACTGATGCCTTCTCTGGTGCGCCTCTTTTCTTATTGCTCATATTGTATGATTTTGTTAATAAGAGAATAGATATACATAAATATATGCAGTGTAATAAAGCATTTTAAAGCCCCTTCAAGAAGAAGTTACAAAATTCTTCTTCAGTTCGCTCCATTTTATGCTGTCTTCACGGATTGGATCGTCTCCTGTGAATTTTGCATACCTGTCCAAGATGACATCAATGTAATGCGAGTCAATCTCGCACCCGTAACAAATTCGCCCCGTCTGTTCTGCTGCTATTAATGTCGTTCCTGACCCTAAATATAAATCAACAACTATTTCTCCTTTATATCTTTCAAAAAACCAAGTTATTAAACCCACTGGTTTCTGCGAGGGATGTACTCTCGAACCATCTTCTTTTTTCATCCCTGCAACACCTTTATATGTTATTCTTGCAATATCACGTTTATGAGGTGTTTTAGACCAAATCAACTCGAAATTAGAATTAAAACCAGATTTCAAGAGAGAATCGTGACCACCGGTTTTATCCCAAACTATCCAACTACCTCCTTTTGGTAAGTATTTACAATAATAATCTGCACCAAATAAAAAAATTTCCTTTATTTTGAAAAACTCAAAAAGATGGGAAGGGTTAAAATCCTTATCGTCTCCAATAACACGAGGATAATGATGTGCTTTTCGAAGATATCGTTTTGAGGTTGGATGATTTCGGTAATATATATAATCATATATATCATCATAATCAGTTTCTAAATTCATACCATAAGGAGGGTCCGTCAGGAGCAAATCCGCCTTCTTACCATCCATCAGCCGTGCAACATCCTCTTCCTTTGTTGCATCACCGCAAAGGACTCGATGCCTGCCACACAGCCACAAATCTCCAGGTTTTGATAAAGGTTCCGCAGGAGAATCAGGTACTACATCCTCTACTATTTCTGATTGCTCAAAATCATCAAGCATAATATCCAATTCAGGGATTTTGATATCTTTAATGAAGTCTAAATCAATATCGAAATCCTCAAAGAAAGAGGTATTTGGATTGTATTCGCCGTACCTGCTGTTAATCTCCAGTAATATTTTCGCAGCCTCCTGCCTGCCCTTTGCCTTCACTTCCGCATACGGCACCTCAGGAATGGTATAGCCTTCCGCCTCAAGAGACTCCAGCGCCTTCTTCGTTTGGTGCCCGTCGAGGAGGAAATAATGCCCGCGGTCGATCCAGACGAATTTTGGTATCTTGAAACCGAACTGCCGAATACTTCTCTTTAGTTTCTCTAAATTCTCCTCTGGTAGCGTCTTCAAGTCGCCCTGCAGGTCCTCCAGTTTCTCGTAGCTGACAGTCAGCAGGGAATTCGGGTTCTCTACTTTTATGGTCTTCATTTTATATTATGTTTTTCCTTTGATGTTTTTTCATATATATATATTTTTTTCAATCTGCCCGTTTCTCTAAAAGGTTTTCCAGTTAGCTCCTTCTAAACCGCAATAACATTAATATGCTCCTTTTCTAATAAAGTTGCAAGCACACCATAACCTTTCCCACACGCAGGACTGTTCTTAAGTAGATATGCTTTTTTCACATTGAAAAGGAGGCATAAGCGATATACTTCATTTGCACCATTCATATATTCGTTTGTAACATCTAAGCCCTCCTGGTTGATTACGTGATTATTTATAACTTTGCACGCTGGACGAGGTGTAGGCAATCCCCCCATCTGCTCGGGGCAGAGAGGCAAGATGCTATACTTCTCTTTCAATCTTGCAATCAGACCGGGGCGTCCAATATGATGCCCCATAATTGTAGTTTTTCCGTGATAACGGCAGGGCACACCACATATGCACAAAGAAACCAATACATATTCAGGTTCCCTCATAGGACGCCGTTCCCCCTCTTTTTCCTCTTTTCTTACCATTTCGTTTTTTTCCCCCTCGCTTCCCCCCCTCCCGCTGCGCATCCCTCCAATGAGGGGAGGAAGAGAATATTTCTTCCACGGTACTATATTGGCGCCCTATGTGTAAATTTTTTTCTATTTTTTCCGATTATAAATGCCTGTTTAGTTTTTTGCCCTTTTTCTATCTCTGTTTTTTTGTCCTGCTGCTATCATAACATCTATACTACGTCCGTTATAAGACTGGAGAGGAGTCCCTATTTTCTCTTCCCACCTCCTGATAACATTTACAAAACCTGGGTAATTTTCTGAAAGTGCTAATGCCTGGTCGCCACATTGGTTTGGACACATCCAACAAGCGGTTCTTACAAAACCCATAGAATACCCCTCCCAAATAGGCATACCGCTTTTTTTTAAAATAGATTCTATAACGTCGTGAGAAATGTCAAAGGCAGGGTGAAAGAAGTCATATTTTTTTAAAGGAGTAGGCGATGACGTTTTCGTTTTATTTGAAAGACGTGTTACTTGCTCGCCGTGACTACCATCAAGAATTATCGTGTCTTCAACATCAAATGTTTTGAAAAATTTGTTGAGAGGGGTATAAATAAGATTGTTCATACACCAGGGGGAGAGAGGAGTGGGGAATCCGTATTTTTCTATTTCTAACCACATATCTTTATTAGGTTTCAGTAGTTTATACTCTACATCTAAGAACTTTGCACATTCACTTGTGTGCGAGCTCATCGCGGGGAATTCCACACCTGTATCCGAAAAACATAAAACAATCCGTTTTTCTGGAAAATTCTTTTTAGCCCAATATGCAGCAAAAGAAGAATCCTTACCCCCAGAGAAAGATATTAAGATGGTCTTTTTATTTTCGAACAACCCAGGATGTGAAACACTCATAGCTTCTTCCTCGTCTTTTTTAAATGTTATGTCTCGAGAAATAGCCCTTTTTCCTGGTTTGGTATAGTTATCATAAAAACCCATTTTTAAGTCAAATTCAGGGATTTTGATATCTTTAATGAAGTCTAAATCAATATCAAAATCCTCAAAGAAAGAGGTTTCCGGGTTTATGACCCCATATCGGCTATTAATCTCCAGTAATATTTTCGCAGCTTCCCGCCTATTCTTCGCCTCTATTTCAACATAAGGTATCTTTGGGATGGTATATCCTTCTTTCTCCAGAGACTCCAGCGCCTTCTTCGTCTGATGCCCGTCAATAATATAATAATGCCCGCGGTCGATCCAGACGAATTTTGGTATCTTAAAACCGAATTCCAGGATGCTTTTCTTTAGTTTCTCTAAATTCTCCTCTGGTAGCGTCTTCAGGTCCCCTTGTAATGGCTCAATAACGCGGTAATCGATTGTCGGTAGGTTGTTTTTATTATCAATTTTTATGGTCTTCATAACCCTTTAAAAGAACTTGTAATATATAAAAATAAAAATAAAAAAGAAGGGAGAGAGCGGAATACCCTCTCCTTATCCTCTTTTTTTCTCGTGCCTTTCTTATGTTGCCGTTTCCGTTTGCGGGGTTTTTTCTTGTGCTTCTTCATAGCATCCTCCAGTCCTTCTCTTCTCTCTTTTCTCGCACCACACCAACCATCTGATCCTTCCGCCCAGTCCCTTCGCACCGCCCGACTACAGACCTCGTAAGTTTTTTCGCCTCCTCTAAAGTACCCGCGTAGAATCTGCACCCCATCCGAATACCTACACCTATACAAATATACCTGCACCTGTACTTGTAGTATCGGTTCTTGTCGGATATTTTGAGGATTAGGAAGTTGTTATATACCATTCTAAACCTCATTCGTCATACCCCCATTCATAACATAACGTTTGCAAAAATATACGCCCGTCGTCCAGCTCGCTCATACTCGCACCTCTATATACCCCTTTCTCGTCCACTTCAAGCACGTTAGGACCAGCCTCTTCGTCAGGCATTATTTCTGGCAACGAGAAAATGCTCACGCAGGCATCACCAGAATACAACCCGCACGACTTGAGAGAGAATAGTCGCTGTAGCCGTTGTTGTAGCCGTTCTACAGAGCCGATAAGCCCCTCCTTTTCGTCCTGCCCTGCTGCGATTAGTAGCGAAAGAGAATTGAATGCGTCCTCAAAGGAGAGAGAGGCGGGGATTCTCTGTAGTCCCCACCGGTGTAAAGCCCTTCGCTGCCCTTGTGTTGCAAGCCTCTTGGAGTACAAGCTGCTTTTCTTCTCTCGCTCTACTCTCGCTTCCTCAATCTCCTGCATTGTAGCGAAATCTAACTGCATAGATTTCATCTTCTCTCCCTCCTAAAAGGGTAAGGGGGAAGGATAAAAATATTCTTCCCCTGGGGGTCTTTTTTGAAATGCTTTTGCACCTCCTTGCGCGCCTCTTTACTCATCTGCAAATAACCCCTGCAGAAGACAGCCTCCGCCAGTTCGAGTTTACTCGCTCGGATGATGAGCTTCTCGTTAATAACTTGTATTCTCATTCTTCTCTGCCCCCCCTCTTGTTATAGTTTGAGCCAGGCGCAATGCCTCTCCAATCTCAAGCCCCTGCTCCTCTTCAACCTCGTTTATCGGTGGTACTTGGATTTTCTGCACGCATATCAAAACGAGGTCGCCCTCTTCCACTCCTGCCTTCTCTCTCAATTTCCGAGAGAGTTGAATTCTCCCTCGCCAGCCCACTCGAGCCGTGTCGCATTTGTTCCCCTTCATTTTTACTTCTCCTCCATCTCCTCACAATTGAGGTCCTCAACGGAAAAATATATATTTATATATTTCCCGCCCCCGCTCGTCGCACAAAACATCTCTCTTACTCGGTACTCTCTTTTTTCTAACATATCCCTAATTTCTTCTAACATTTGTTTTCTATTCCTTTATACCTCTATAGGAATAGGTCTTTAAGTTATTTTCTATTTTTTCGTGAGCTCCAAAAACGAGAAGCAAAAAGATAACAATATCAGGAGAAACGGAGACCCCTCTGCAGCCCTTTCCTGTAGGACATACGAAATGTTATCGCCCCGCGGGCGATTAATAATAATTCATAACACAACAAAAAACAAGAATATATATATGCTTAACATCTATATAGATATTTCTTTATTAGAAATGCGATTCTTCTAAATGAAAAGGGTCAGGTAATGCTGCTGGAGAATTGATATACCGTAATCCTAATGCGATATCCCTTTCCGTATATCCCTCGTTCTTCAACAATGCGATATATTCCTCCCGCGTCGAACAACCACACTCATAATACAACACCAT